TGTGTGGGGTGGCGTGGACCGAGGCATCCGGGGCCAAGTGTGGCGGCTCCCCTCCCAAGCCACACGACGAATATGTGGATATTCTCGGCTACGCCATCGATTATCATATTGGCAACCCGTTCAAGACGATAGACCTCGGCAGATTATCCAAACTCGTATAACAACAATCAAAATCAATAACAATATGACAATCGAAGAAATTCTGAACTCTACGGAGTTGACTGCTGCCGAAAAGGTGGCAGCATTGAAAGAGAAGACTATCAACGTGCCTGTTTGGTCGGGGCGTTATGGGCTATTACAGCAGTTCGACCCCACGAAACACCCCGTGATGAACAAGCAGAAATACCCCGACATCGTTTCCAATGACGGGGTGGAGTATGTTACCCGCATAACATGCGATTTGCAACGCCTCGCAACCAAGCGTATGACAGAGCTATGTTGCGGCATACCTGTTAAGCGGGTGTATCGTCCCGAGAATGAAATGCAGAAAGAAATTACCGCATACATTGAAGCCATTCTCGACCGTAACCGCATCAACAGCGTAAACGTTGAGCGCCTGAATATGCTGTTTGCTGGCTGCGAAGTAATGACGCTGTGGTATGCTGTTGAAAGCAACAACAACCTGTACGGCTTTGATAGCAAGCTCAAATTCCGTTGTCGTAACTTTTCACCTATGCTCGGCGATAACCTTTATCCCCTATTTGACGAGTACGGCGACATGGTGGCAATGTCGGTCGGTTACACCCGCAAGGTTGGCAAGAAGTCGATACAGTATTTCGATGCCTACTCATCGGATAAGCACATCAAGTACAGTAATGCTGGCGGTGAGTGGACAGAGGTCGAGAACGAAAACATAACTGTTGGGAAAATTCCTGCAATATACATCTATCGCCCGACACCGATATGGGAAGACACCTCGAAAACCGTTTACGAGATAGAATGGGCATTGTCGCGTAACGGTAACTACTTGCGTAAAAACTCCAAGCCTCGCTTTATCGTATTTGCTGATCAAGTTATCAATTACGGAGACGAGAAAAACGAGAATAGCGAGTTTATGTCGGTTATGCAGTACCCCAAGGGATCGACAGCACAGTATGTTACATGGGAGCAGGCTGTCGAGAACCTCAAATTCTATATCAGCGAGTTGCGCTCGCAGTTCTTCACACAGCTACAGCTCCCCGATTGGTCTTACGAGAAGATGTCGCAACAGGCGCTGTCGGGCGAAAGTCGAAAGCAGCTTTTCATTGACGCACAGATGAAAGTTCAGGACGAAAGCGGACGGCTCCTGGAGGGCTTCGACCGTGAAATCAATGTCGTAAAGGCTTTCCTTAAAGCAGCCCTCCCAGAGCGATACCACAGCGACATAGACGCTTTGAAAGTCGAAACAAAAATAACCCCGTTCTCTATAACGGACACAAAGGAAACCGTTGATATGCTTATGACGGCCAACGGCGGCGAACCTATCATGTCGCAGCGTGAGAGTATCGAGGAGTTCGGACACAGCGATGATGTGGATAAGACACTCGGTGAGATAGCACAACAGAAAGTAGAGGACGCGTTTCATTTATCAGAGTGAAAGAATGGCAACACGAACCCAATACGGACGGTAGCGGCAGGTTAAGGAACCCCCAAAATACCATTGTCGAGACTGCGCTAACAGTTATGATTGGCACAGCAAGGCAATAGACGGGCATTTGATACTCTGCCGCTGCCCGTATAAACAGAAGGGCGGGAAGTTCTGTATTTTCCTGAATGACCCGCAGTGTGAACGATTTATACTCCGCACATCAGATGAAGAAACAAAACAAATATGACCTGCGCCATAAGCGCAATATCAAGGTCTATGAGTTGCAGATGGACGCTATCTATCGCGAGGCTATTCGTGAGGCGGTCTCCATAAGCGGCACTGTGGGACAAATCAAGCCCGACACGCCGTTTTCTTTCGACGATCATCCAATTACACGCAAACGGATAGAAAACCTTATGTCGGGGCTGAAATCGCGTATGCAAGCCGTTGTCCTGAATGGTATCAATGCGGAATGGACACTTGCAAACAACAAGAACAGCGAACTTGCTAATCGCGTATTCGGCAAGAATGCGGGCAAACTGACACAAGCGCAGTATAGACGTTATTATAGCACGAACGAGGAAGCTCGGGAAGCATTCACGCAGCGTAAGACGGGCGGTCTAAACCTATCGCAAAAGGTATGGCGTTATACAGAGCAGTTCAAGGAGGAAATAGAAATGGGCTTGGATATTGGCATACGTAGCGGACGGTCTGCTGATGAAATGAGCCGCGACCTGCGGCAATATTTGAAACAGCCTGACAAACTGTTTCGCCGTGTTCGTGATGAGCACGGGCAACTGCAACTATCAAAGCGGGCTGCGGCTTATCATCCGGGGCAAGGAGTGTATCGCTCCTCATATAAGAATGCCCGACGGCTTGCCGCCACAGAGACCAACATTGCCTACCGAACCTCCGACCACCTCCGCTGGCAGCAGATGGATTTCGTTGTGGGCATAGAAATACACCTGTCGAATAACCATACGCTTAACGGTAAGCCATTCCACGATATATGCGATGAATTACAAGGTCGTTATCCAAAAGATTTTGTTTTCAAAGGATGGCACCCACATTGCAGATGCTTTGCAACATCAATCCTTAAAACACAGGAAGAAATCGCCAAAGACACGCAGAAAATACTCAATGGCGAGGCCGTGGATGATGAGAGTGTGAACCGCGTTGATGATGTACCGCAAGCATTCAAGGAGTGGGTGCAGAACAATGAAGATAGGTTTGAGCATGCTTCAAGCATCCCCTATTTTTTGGAGGATAATGCCCAATATGCAAAAAGCGATTTGCTCCTCAATAGGCAAATCGAAATAACTATGTTACGAGCGCGCCAAGTAGGGAATGGGATGCAAAAGATTGCGGTACAGATTGCATCTAAATACGATGGAGCATACACCCCTGTTAACTATAAGAGTGCTGAAGGCATAAGACGTAAAGTGTTCGCAGAGAGAAACGATGACCCAAATTTCACTCCCGCAAAATTAAAAGATGCTGTTAGGACAACAATCGTTGTCGATAAGGATAACATTCAATCAATAATCAATGAGTTCCGCGGCAATAAGGACTTCTTGCGCTGGAAGCCTCAAAAAACAGAATTGGGTTACACGGGGAATATTATCAATATAAGGGGGGATAACGGTGTCGTAGCAGAGATACAAGTAAATACCCCGAAGATGATTTATGCAAAAGAACCTCCCAAAATCGCAAAATCCATTATTGGCGTAACAGTATGGAACGCTATAAAAAAGGAAACGGGATTAGAGGGAGGTTTGGGACATAAATATTACGAACGTTATCGTATTATTGACAAAGAAAGTAAAGAAGCCCAAAGATTAATTAGGCTTTCTGTTGCGTATTACCGCCATTTCATAGATTAATAATTATCGTAATCTTCTTTGGAAACTTCTTCCCCACTGAAGACAGATTCGATAATCAACTTATCAGTTAGCGGACGTTTGTAAGCAACACCATTACCTTTTCGCTTCGACAGCACGTTTTGTCCCAATTTGGGGGCAAAACACATAGCCCGTTCTTCGTAATCATCGATAACATAGACGGTTTCGCCGTGCTTTACCCTTATTGATATTTCTGTTAATTTTGCCATATTATTTCGTTAGATATTTATATGCTTTCAGATATTTATTCAGTCGCTTTAAGTCACTTTCCGTAAGGCTATCAAGGCGGGTAATATCCATGTTATCCTCAAGGTCGTGAATTTTCACAATACGCCCAATAGGGTTAAGGCTGCACCGTTCTATAAACTTAAAATAGCTTTCGTACTCACGCCTTGTTACAGATAAAACAGCATCTACGATTGTTTTAGAAAAACCCGCCGAATACAAATTATTTGGCGTAATCTCTGTATCTTCTATCACATCGTGTAGCAGAGCTACGATACGTTCGGTATCTGTGTTGCATCGCTGCGCTACTCTTATTGGGTGGAGAATATACGGCTTCCCTGCCTTGTCTGTTTGTCCATTATGGGCTTTTTGAGCTATATATAATGCCTTTTCAAATATCATACTTTGCAAATTTAATTATTTTTCTTTTAAATCACAAATTTCCGTTTTGACTTCACATATCAACGATTAAAACCGCGAATTTACCTATTTCCTTGCGCTGCGTCGTGTTTAAATTCATTTCGCGTGTAATCTTACATCGCGAAAATTTTAACGCGTTATATGTGCTTATTTCGCGTTTTTCGCAAAATCTGTTCTTTCGTGATTCTGCATCGCCTCCCCTCATAGGGGTTGCCATGTGATACGCCGATGTTCCACAGGCGGGGTTCCCTTCCGCCGGGTTGTGTTCGTGGGGACACCCCCCGGAACGCGGGGGTCGCCGTGGCCGGGGGGGGG